AGTCGGCGAGGAACTCGTATGAGCCGAACAGGAACGCTGCTGCCTTGTGGACCGAAATGGTCGGGCCTTGGAAGGTCGGCGTAGCGTCTGCCGCTTCGCTGCCTTCTGAAAGCCACTCAGCGGTCACGCCTGCTGAAGTAACGCCATCCCACTGGTCAGTCGTGATCGACGTGACGTCTGCGAGCTGACGAACCGCATTCGCCGAACCGGCGTTCGTGAGAACGATGGTTGGGTCGAGGAACTGCGGAACGAGAACGCCACCGTTTGCCGCTGTGAGCGACATTGCGGCGCGTGCCTCTGCCTTGCCGAGAATGCGGGGCATTCCAGCCTGGGGGTTTTCGATGTACTCCTCGAACGCGCGGAGGTACTCGGGCGAAGAGGTGCGGACGATGTGGCGGGCCACTACGTCAGCGTCAATCTTCGAACGGCGCTCCAGGAGCTGAGTTGCGTTCTCGCGTGCTTCGTCAGAAACGAAGGACGGGAGGTGCTTTTCGATCACGTCAAGCGCACGGCCACGAAGTTCCGAGCCACCATCGGTGGAAAGGGTGCCATGGTCAAACGCGTCGCGTGAGGTGTGGGTGTTGATGTTGATTGACGTCACTGCGCCATCTCCTGTTTCGGTTGCGACTGGGGCGAAGTCAGCGATACGAGCCTTACGCTCTTCGAGGGCGACCAATTCGGCCTCGGAGGTGCGTACAAACTCGGCGCCGGCTTCCCATTCAGCCTGCTCGTCTGGGTCAAATGAACGCTCTTCAGCGTTTGTGTGCATTTCGCGAAGGACAGCCTTGACGTACTCGACGCCTTCACGAAGGTTCTTTTCGTCCATTAGAGGACTCCTTCGATTTCTCGCAACTGTGAGCTGCGTTGGATGGGTGTGAGGCCGGAGTGCGTAGGCGAGTCCGGTGTCGAATCGGCGAGCCTTCCCGAAGTGCCATCACTGGCGGGTTCAGGTTGGGTGCCGAGAACAAGCGCCCTAGCGATCGCGTGGCGATCATCTTGGGGCAGTGAGAACAATGGTGACAGATCAGCGGAGCGAACGCCAACACTGGTTTCCGCATATGCCGGAAAGACTACTGGTCCCAACTCCAATAGCTTGACTTCCTCGAGGGTGCGGACTGGCATATCGCCAGACTCGTCGACACTGTCCCGAACTACCTGAAAGCGGAAGGACATTCCGTCGATGGCTCCGGAGGCGATGGCGTCGCGAACTGGTTGGATGAGCCAATTGTCGGCGAGGCGCGCTTCGACGTACAAACCGTGTTCATCTTCACGGAGTTTTGTGATTTGTCCGAGTGGCATGGAGCCGAGGAGGGGATGGCGGCCGTGTTCGAATTGCAGAACCGGCATTTTGGCGTTGATTGAACGTTTGAACGCTCCTGGGCGGATTCGTTCTTCGAAGCGGCCTTCGTAGTTGTCGATCATGGTGGATCGGTTGAAGACAGCGGCGTAGCCGGTGAGGGTGAGGCCGTCTTCGGTGTCTTCAGCTGCACGAACCTCGAAGGGGACGTTGCGGTAGAGATCGGAGCGTGTTTCGGTGGAACGTGCTGATTCCATTTCGATCATGGGTTCTTCCTCGACGATGAGTTCGGCCGGGGTTTCGATTGTGAGCAGGGTTTCGGGGATAATCCAGAATTTACAGATTCCAGCGGGGTCGATGTCGCCTTCGACAATTTCACAGGCGCGCGGTCCTTCATAGAAAGCACAGTTGCTACAGACCATGCCTTCTTCAGCGAAAGGGTTTTCGTCAGCGCCGACATAGTGAGCGCCTTGTGCGCCGATGCCCTGGTCAAACTGTCCGAAGATGTCCACGATTTCCTCGAGGTCTTCGTAGAGTTTGTTTTGAAGAGGCGTCACTGGATAAATGCCCTCGATGCCTCGGATTTGGGTTTCATCCATGACGGACCTTTCGTCGTTGTTGAAGTCTTCCATGATGGCCTGTGATCGGCTCCAGCCTGCGTCTCCACCCCACAAAGCCCAAGCGATTCGGCCGTTGCTGGGGTAGCCGTCCTGATCTGGGGACCAGCCTTCGCCTTGCTTGTCGATTTCGTGGCGGTCGAAATACGCTTTAATGCGGCGCCAAGTGTTGATCGGAAGGTCTTTGCGGTTCACGATGTCTCGCGCGCGTGCGATACCGATGGACGTTCCGCCTCGGCCATATTCGCTTCGCCAGTCAAGTCCACGCTGGGCTTCTTCGACCATGCCGTCGGTCGGAGGGTAGGAATCGGCTGCCCGATCTTCCTCACCATATTCGGCGATGTTCAGGGCGGTGAGTTGGTCGTCGGCTTCGGCTTTTGTGTCGTGGCAGCCCATGATTTCGTCGTCTTCGGTCTTCACGACAGCCCAGCCGGAGCAGCCTTCGACGCCTTGTAGGACGTCATACGGCATCGGTTTCTCCGTTTTGCTGAAACGGTGAGGGCATCGGAAACGGAACTTCAGCGTTCGGGACACTTAGTGAGCCACCGGCTTGATTGATAATCACGCGCGCTTCATCTGATGTGATGACCTTGCCTACGCCTAAATAGATTTTCTGGATTACTTCAGCAAGGTCTCTGGCGTCTTGAAGTTCTCTGTTTGTTCTGATGGGGTTGCCTTGAGCGTCTGTGGTGCCTGCCGGTTGAAGCTGCACAGAGACGTTGCCTGTGTGTTGCAGAACTGTTGTGTCTCCGGTGGCGATGAACTTGGTGACTGTCGACGGTTCGAAGCCGGCTTCGACGAGTTGGCGCATTGAGGAGGCTTGTGTGGCTCGGATGTCGGCTTCGTCTTTTCGGTCTTCCTGAAGGAACATGATTTGGGATTGGTCGAAAGACAGTTCGGCCGGTGTTCCGATCGGGAGAGCCAAGATCCGTTCCATGGATGCACAAAGGTTTTGGGCTGTTGGCATGAACCAAGCGTCGGACCACATGCGGCGCGTCTGCGAGTAGTTGCCGGCGTTGAGTGCCGAACCGGCCAAGCCTTCGGAAATGCCGAGGAGTGTGGCTGGGACTCGCGCGCGCAAAGCGATTCGGGTTTCGTCGACACCCTGAGTGTTTTTGAGGTCGAGTTGTTGCAGGTTTGATCCGGCAACCTTGACATCAGAGCCGCCACCGAGGACAAGGGTTTTGTAGGCGTTGGCGGAGCCTTCGTGGCGTTGGTTGATGACAGCGGCGATGTCGGTGGCTTGCTGCTGGGTGGTGTGCGGGTCGAGGGTGACGATGAGTTGTGGCGTGGCGGCGTTGGCGAAGAACTTGGATTTGAATTCGGTGGCTTGGCGGTCGGTGGTGATTTCGGAGAGAACGGAACCGATCCAGGACTGTCCACGCCACCAATACATCGGGTCGGGTTCGGGTTTCCAGTGTGCAACCTGTGACGGGGCGAGGAAGATGGGGGCGTTTTGCGATGAGATGCCGCCGGGCTGATAGGAGTAGCCGGCGAGTTCAGCGTCCAACTGTGCTGTCGGGTCCACATCGTTTTCATAGGAGCCGTAGACAACAGTGACCCAGTCGGGGCGGAGAAGGCGGAGTTGGCCGCCGTTGCGGTAGAAGAAAGCGTTTCCGGCGAGGCTGTTGTGCTGCTCGGCAGCGTAAAGAAGTTCCGCTCGAGTGAGGTCCCCTGGGCGTTCGAGGACGGAAAGTTCGGTGTTGCCGAACAGTCGACCGGTTTCTCCTGTCAACAGCGAACGCCACTGGAACCGGATTTGTGACATGAGCAGCGCGCGCGCTGTGACAGCAGCTGCTACGACTCCGGACTGGTTGTAGACGCCCTGCACATATCCGGAGAAGTTGGCGGAGACGGCGCTGCCTGGCGCTCGAAGTGGGGAAGAAATGCCCTGGTAGGTGTTCCCGTTGAAAGAGAACATGGCGAGGACGTCTTCGAAGGTGAGGCCGTTGGCGTAGGAGCGTTCGAGCTGCTCTGGGTTGCCGCTGCGTAGTCTGTCCAGAAGTCTCATTCAACGTCCTTCAATAAGCCGGCCACGATGAGGGCGACGCCTGGCACACATAACGCGAGCCAAGAAATGGGGGAGAGGGCTAGACCTACAGTGAGCAGGACTATCCCAGCAATGATAAACGCAAAAGCGGTTTTCATGCGAGGATCGCAAACGGGGCGATTGGCTGTTCGGGAGTCATTCGGGCTACCTCATCGTAGGAGAGAATGGCGGCGACCAATCCGTCGATCTTTGAGTCAATCGTAGGTTTCACGATTGCCGGGAGATCGGATCGGCCTTTTGATTTTGTCAACAAAGCATTCAACGCATACTCGCGCAATTCGGGCGAACCATCATGGGTGAAAGATCCTTCGTCGATGGCCTCGAGGAAGCGGTCGATTGCCGGTCCCATCCTCGTCGGACGGTTCGTCAACACTTCGACGACAATGGGTTCTCCGAATGCTTCTCCGAACTCTTTGTCCCAGGACTCGATTTCTTCACGCCAGCCGGGAGGGTCACAGGCGAACCGGCGAACTTCGAACGTATCTTTGAGTTCGGACACTTTCTCTCGGATCTCTTCTCGAGGGACTCGATAGTCACGGCCGGCGAACTCGGGACGTTTCCAAGCGTCAATGAGGAACAGGTGGGGTTTGTCGGAGAGGACCCAGCCGACGAGGACAGTGTCGTCGGCGTTTTCGCCACGGTCGGAGCCGTCGAAGCCGATGGCGATGATTTCTCCGCCTTCGGGGTTGAGTTGAGGAGCTGCCAGCAAATCCCATTTGTCGGGGTCGATAGCACGCTGTTCGCCCTTCCATCGAAGGTTGTGGAAGTAGCGGGCGTTTTCCGCTTTGACTGATCCTGGCGCTCGGATCTCATGTTCGATCATTCCTGGCAGATCCATCCACTCCCCTGCCGGCCCATACGCCTCCTTCAGTGAGGCGAGTTGGGCGGCGTCATCGTCCCAGGAGGATTCCGAGATTGAACCTTCCCGGTGATGCCAGCAGAAACTAAAAGAGCGGTCCTGACGTTCCATCAGCTTCTCGGCCTCGTCATAAAGATCCTCCGCCACCGAATGCTGCCCAGGTTGAAACATCGTGGTGGTCGCCAGCATCCACGGCTGAGCAATCTTCCGCTTCCGAGTGTTTCGACGGACCATGGCGTGCATTTGCCGCAACTCGGGCAAATAGTAGAGATGCGGTTCGTCCACCACTGCGAAGGTTTCTTTGCCACCATCCTTCGAGGCAGCGCCAGCGGTCGAGGGGCGAACCTCACCCAACCGGCCACCCTTGCCGATAAGGGTTCGGGTGGATCCGATGTCGAGCTGCGAGAAACCCCATTCGGAGGGGAACTGGTCGCGCGCGTGTTCCAGCATGGCTTGGACGTTGCCGTAGGTGTTGCCGGTTTGGTTCTCTTCCGTGGCTAACGGACGGATGAACGGATATGTGACTGGTTTTCCTACCGGTTCGCCGTTGGCGTCCCAGCCGTCGAAGCGGACAGGGCCGAGGAGTTCGGCACAGGTGATAGCGCCGGCAAACTCTGACTTCGCCCTACCTTTCGGCATAGAGATCCCGAAATACGACACCACACGGCGTCCCTCGTTCTCATGGCCTTTCGGGAAGAGGCGGTAACAGTCGAGGATGATTTGGCAGAACTCCTCATCCCAGACGAGTTCTTCGCCTTGGATGTCGCCAGGGCCGTGGCACAAATACTTTTCGGTCCAGTCGATGACTTGCCAGCCAAGGGTCGGCCAGTCTGTAGGGGCGGTGAGGCGAGTGAGTGGCATGGATGTCCTACGCCAAGTTGGATCGGCGAGTCTGTCGACGTTCGGCAATCTCATCTTGGACTTCGGGAGTCGGGGTGGAGGCTTCTGCCTTCACTGGCAGCTGCGCCCATCGTAGGTCTTGGCGACCCTTCGGGGTGATGCCGTAACGATCCAGCAGCGGAAGAATCTTCGTCACGTCAATCTCCTCAAGCATGACTTTGTCGTAAAGCATGACGAGCAGTTGGAGTCCTGGCAGATCCTCGGCTGAGTAGAAGCTTGCCCACCAGGCGTTCATCCATGTCTTCCACGCGCGCTTTCCATGAGCGGAGAGGGAGGCGGCGGGCGCTGGGATTTTGCCGTGTTGCCAGCCTTCAAGTTCGGCGACATTCCATTTGAAGACTGTTTCTCGTTGGTCGGATTTTCCGACCGGTTGGGGTTTGGAACCAGGGGGCATGGGGTCGACCTCGAGTCGTTTTGATTGTCCACAGGGGGTTTTCCACAGGCCGAGTTTTCCACAACCCGGCCAAATTTGACGATGACGTTTTCCACAGAGTTATCCACAGAAACCGGTTTTCCACAGGGTTATCCACATATCCACAACCCTGCACGCATAGCGAGAAGGG